ATTGTAGCCGCCACCTTTTTTACGAGCAGGAATGAAACCACGAAATGCTTTAGTAGTAGACATGTTTCATCTCCTTAGTTGTGAGGAAGTTAGTCCTGAAAGAACGGTTGTCTTCCTCGTGTTGTAACTGAACGGCTAGAGTTCGTAATAGGCATACGAGAGTCAGAGTTTTTCATCAATTGAGCATTTACAGCATCCATTTGAGCATTAGCTTTGTTCTCGTAAAACGTCCTCTTTGCCTTAACTTTACCGGCTGGCATTTTGGCTAACGCCAAATCCCCACGACAGACTGCACCTTTATACCGGCCCTCATCTCTCACGGAAGATGAAATTGCAAGTTCGGGAACTTCATCAGGGTTGACAAGTTCCCAACCTTCCTGAAGTCTTTTCCCAACATTGAGTATATCATCGACACCTCTGACAGATATACGTATCCACCGATAAGCCATTCCCTCAGAATCAAACCGGGCTTTCACCGAGTCTGGTATCTCAAGAGCATTAGGCTCCTCAAAGGTCCATTGATCCTCTCGCATGTTGTTCTCTCGAACATTGCTGCTACGTGATTCATTTCGTGTATTCATTTTAGTCCTCCACGTCTCTAATTAATATTCGTATATTCGCCGTCAGCATTCGTTACCTTCAGCTTTTCGGCGGCATACTTTTCAAGTGGGATACCCCATTTATTAGCAAGATTTACATCTTCTTTAGAAAGTTTAATCTTCTTATTTGAGTTCGGAGACGAGCGTGAAGCCCCCGACACCACTTGAGCAGGTTTACTCGTGTTTTCCTGCACACGTTCTTGAACCTCTCCAAACCTGTGTGG